CCGTCATCACCACCTTCAATGTTAAATTGAGCGTTGCAACGTGCACCAACTGGGATAGTTGTTGAACCTAAGTAAGTAACAGTAATATTTGATGCACCGAATGATACAGTAAAATCAGAAGGTGATGCCAGCAAACGCTGGAATTTATCAACCCAAATCTTATGACCATAAGCTGCAAATGAACCGGCACTGGTGTTAGCAGGGTACGAAAAAGTAATCGTACCTGAATTAGCAACAGCAGAACCGACAGTAGTTTCAGATGTTTTAAACATTATAAAATCTCCTAAATAAATCGGTTAATTAAGCAATAGTGATTACACCACTGGTATTACGCTGTCTGCATACTAGACCACACACATCAGTGATCGCACGATACATCACGTATTTGTCGTGCGGACGTGCAGGGCTGTGACGCTTATTACGCTCATCTTGCATGTACATAGGGTAGATAGCGTTCATATCTAATGTGTATAGATATTTAGCTTCACCTTCATCATCCAAAGTTGGGTCATAATTAACTGTAACACCTTTAAAGTTGGCATCTGCAACACTAATGTCAATTGAACCACTTTGTGCCCAACCGTTCTGTGTATAAGTACCGTTTGTGCGTAGCTCTACCTCTAACGCATCAAGGAAGTCAGCACCAGCAAACATAACATGTTTAGGTGAACCGTAACGCTTCAATTGACGCATTTGAGTTTGGATAGCAGTAGCAATAGTTGAACTTAAAGGCGACGCAGTGCTCAAGTTCAAAGTAGCCAAGTTTCTCCACCAAGTATTTGTAGACTGGTCAATACCGCCAACAATTGTAGCAGAAGTAGGGTCAGTCAAAATAAATGATTTAACACCAGGTACTAATTCACTATCTGATGAACCGTCACGCCAGAACATGTTGTTCATGCCACGTGCACGACCTTCCATCATATCCTCAATTTTGTCATCAAGCAGGTTTGCAAGCTGCTCCATTTCGGCATTTGAGTGATTAGATGTGCTACGACCATTACTTGTTTCAGTAACAGAAATACCGTTACGCTGTAACTCATCAAAAGTTACTTCAATACCAGCGTGGATACGCTTGTATGGGAAAGTAGCTTGTTTGATGTTAGTCGGGTTACGGTAAGTAACGCTATCGTCATGGCTAAAGCCCTGAATAGTAGTTGTATACTCACCTTTAACACGTACAGTAAGATATTCTTTACCGGCAGGGAAAGTCTTAGCTTTAGCGTTAAAATTCTTTAAAAGTGGTTTATCCTGAATCGTTTGCGAATAAATTTTGCCACGATCCATGTGATGATCGAGAGTCGCATTAGCGATATTCTCTAGTTCTTGGACTGTAAAAGCCATAATTCGTCTCCTGACATATTAAAGTTGCGTTTTTACGCACCCACAGTCTGACGGATCACATCTAAAGTTGTTTTTGGCTCAGGTTTTGTCTGTCCAGAATTTCCACCACTATCGACAACACTAACTGGTTTTCTAGGTCTAAATTGACGATATTCTTTATCAATTTCACTTTTAGCACCTTCGACCATTTTAATAGCCTCGTCTACCGATCTTGGCATCTTTCCTGTTCGACTCGCCTCATACCACATCAATTTGACACGATCCTGAATGCGGTTGCTTTTTGTTTTGTAGTCGGGATCAGACGATTGCCATGAATTTTCAAGGTTAGCTAACGCCACCTGTATATCAGTAGATAATTTTTTCTGATTCTCAGCTTCCTGCTGCTGACGCTGCTGCTGTTGTTGCTGATTCCGCACCTGATAGTGCTGATTCTGAGCACGCCCACGAGACATTTCGATAGCCGCAGCTTCCGTAATGTACCCTTGATTCACTTGCTCCTGAAGATCACGTGGTAAAACATTACCGGTGACTTCAAGCAACTGGTTATAATAAGGAGTAATCATTTCCAACGCCTTCATAGGGTTGGATTTCATTAACGCACCTATATCAAACAACTTATTTGCTTCTTCCATCGACATTTGGTTTGTCTCAAGGAATGTGTCAAATTGTTGTTTCCAACCAGCATCCGCTTCAGCTTTCTCAAGACGTTGGTTAACATCCCGATATTTCGCCTGTAGCTGTTCAAAACGTTTCCGAGTTTTCGGCTTCCAATGCTTCAACTCTTCTTCGCTTGGTTCATCAGAATCATCATCTTCTGATTCAGACTTGTCTTTCGACTCATCTTCTTCATCTGACTCATCTTCTTCCGAGCTACCCTCAGTTTCATCATCACCTTCTTTTTCTGGCTTAATTGCCTCTTTTACGAGATCAAGCGTAGAAAGTTCTGGTTCTGACTCTCCCGAAGCGGACGAATCTTCGGTGCTATTATCAAAGTCCTGTTCATCTGAAGCGGACGAATTTTCAGTTTGGTTAGCGTCCTGAATATTTTCTTCACTGGATGGCGAATCCATTTTGTCTTTCGACATACTAGCCTCCATCTAAGGGTTTGTACGTTATCACAACGTTCATATTAAAAACTATGCCAAAAACTGACACTTAAGTCAACACAAAACTAAATATGGGAATTCCCATCATACTCCACTACTAGGTGTTGTGTATGCAGGTTGTGCCCCTGGTTCGTTTGGTGCTGTCGATGGAGCATTAGAAACACCTTGTGATCCTTGTGAATTTGGATCATTTGGTGTTCCTTCTGCTCCCACTCCTGTTTGAGTACGACCCATCTGGGCATTCAGTGCAGTTATCGAAGGCATACCCTCGATGACAATATCATCAAGTTCAATTTCAAGTAAATCAGCATAACGTTTAGCAAGCGGATAAGGATTAACACCTGGTAACTGTAATAGATACGGCATACCACGTTCCATATTCGCAAGTTCGGCTGCTTTATTTGGACGACCTGATGATCCGGCACGCACTTTAAGATAAACCTCTTTAGCAATTTGCTCTTTATCAAGCTCAGGCCATACAGCACCTTTACCTGCAATAGATTTCACCGTCTCAGCCGATAATTCCATCAACATTAACTGACCACATGCTGACACAACATCAGTCAAGAATTCGTCTAAATCATCAACATTTGATGATAAACTTGTCATTCTTGAATTTTCACCAATTGACGCTTCTGTTGCTGTAGCACCAGATGCACCACCAATTGTTGCTTCCTGAGCACCCACTGTACGCAAAATATCTTCCATTTCGGAATTAGTTTCATATAAAGCAGGATCAACAGGCACTGACTGGAAACGCTGAATAAGGTTACCAACCTGTTCGTTTCCGCCCATACCGTCCAATTCGATCAAAGCATGTGGTGGATGTGACGCAAGTAATTGTTTATCAGCTTCTGATAACCTACCTTTTATCGCCATGTATTTCGGCTTGTTTGCCTCACGATGAAGCCTTCTATATTCACGTGACCTGTTGTACTCAGCTTGAACATGTTTAAGTTGGTGAACATCAGAAAGTGGATATAATTTGTCCTCTGATTCACACTCGTTAAATGTGATTGCAAAAATAGGCCAGAATCCTTCCATCCAATAATCTGGTGAACCACAAGGTTTCAAAAATCCATTATAACCGTCAGCAATAGTGAACGTTTCACCAAGTTCTTTATTGTAGACCTCCCAAATACAAACTAAACCGTCTTTCTTGATCGGGTTTTCACCTGAGTTTACATCGTCAGACTCAGCCATTCTGTGATATTCAGCCAATTCACCTGCACCATGTTCCCTGTAAGGTGTAAAACCTTCCCTGACATCAACATTATAGATTTTTTGAATCTCATCAGGTGATTTATGAAATTCACGTGCAATCCAGCCTGCACCAATGAAACCCATTAATTGTTTACATCTTGGATCAACAATGATTTCTGTCGCTCTTGGAAACATAAATATCGGTCCTTCACGAAGAATCTGGTTTTGTTCTTCTTCAAGCTGCGTTATCAACTGTTCAAGTTCATAAACTTCATTTTCCTTGTCCGGACCTAATTCATCATCGACAAAATCCTGCATACGACGCTGCATTTCACCCATTTTATTGCGTGCATCTTCTAATCTTGCAGTATCATCAGGTGTCAATTGTGCATATTGACGTTGAAAACCAAGCATGATGTAACCAACACCACATGTTTTAGCACGACGCACCATAGACTTCATTGACGGTTTTAACCTTGGTTTTTGTTCGTTTGCGAAATAATCAAAGCAGATTTCCATCGTCTTACCGATTTTATCAACCATTGTTTTACGTTGACGACCTTCCTCAATATCCATTAACAATGCAACATTGTTAGGGTCTGGCATCATCTGCATAGCTGTGGACTCTTGGATAGACTGTAATGCCGCCATTGCGGTTTCAGGCTTCCCATCCCAAAGCTCAAAATCTAACGTCTTGCGCCTCTCAGCATTTGCTGTAGGATTCTTAGCATAAAGTGCCGACACTGACTGATTCAAATAACGGTTTATCACCGGTACGGTGTAATTATCATTTTGAATCCATTCATCAGATGCACCCTGACGTGCAACCATCATGTCATCACGCATACGCTTAAAATCATTCTCAAAATGCTTTTTTGCCGCACGAATGCGACTTTGCCACTTTGAAACAAATTGTCTTGCTGATTCTTCTGGTTGAGGTTGACCCCTTTGAACACCTGATTTGTCTTCAACAGAGTCCATATCCTGACGCATAATGTCGTAATCTTTCTCAATCATAGTTACCTACCATCCTTTAGAGTGTTTACCGATTGCCTCTCTTTTAGCTTGTTGCTGTCCGGAATGGATAACCCAAGCACCAGAGCCTGTTCGTGGTAATGTACTCACAGGCGGCTTATAACTTTCTGCCGATAATTCTTTTGTTAAACCTAAACCGATATGGGCTAACCAGTCAACAAAGTCATCATTTGCACCGTATGGAAACTTCATAAGTTGATTTTTAGCATCAGTCCACCACGGTGCGAATCTTGGAAATCTAACTTTCCTCATCGACATTCTACCTTGTATTGATCTGGCACGTGACATTTTGTCTTTAGTCGGTGTTACCGGATCAATCATTGTGTATGTTCTAGTTTCAACCATTCTTTTACGCAAGAATGGTCCAAATGACTTAGATATTAATTCCGATTCCATCCACCATATTGTCGGTTTATGATCTTGCATTTGTCTTAATAATTCTTCTACTGTTCTGTCGGTTTGCATCCTATCCATAACCAGATCAGGTAAAACCCAAATATCATCGTTCTCATCAATTCCAACACAACCAAGCACTGTATAGTCACGCTGTGCTTTTTCTGACACCGCATGGTCAGATGCACCATAAATCCTAAGTCTATCCGGTAACTCACTTGGTCCATATTCAACAATCATGTCCTCAGTAAAGTAAATACCGTCATCAGGTGTCGGTTGACCCATCACAAGTGCTGAAAATGACCGTGGATCACCTTTCTTCCACTGGGCGAAAAATTCTAACGATTTTTCCCTAGGCCATAATGATGTCATAGGGTCTTTTCCGAACTGCTGAATCACCTTTTCATTAGTTGGTACTGCTAATTTTAGACCTAACGCCTTAGCCAGTTTTTCATCTTTGATGACCCCTGGTATATTCATATAAGTCCAGTCTTCAGATATACCGGAAAATCTCTTATGACGCTCTGGGTGCGATGGATCACACAAACGACCTATCAAATCATCTTCTGCCCATCGGGTCTGAATCACGCAGATTCTTGTTTTATTCGAACCCCTTGAATATGCAACCTTAAAGAACCATGACCAAGTTTTTTCCAAATGTGCTTCAGTAAATTCGTCATCATCACCTTTATAAGGGTCATCAATGATAATGTAATCTGCTGTACGACCTGTAATTGTACCACCAACACCGATGAAAAATATTTTACCGCCTGCTCTGTTCTGCATGAAGGATTTAGATTTTGCATCCTTCATAAATTCGACTTCGGGAAAAACCTGACCATATACAGGTCTATCCTTAATCATCTGACGGAACTCATGACCAAGCTCATCTGCACGGGTCTGGTTATATGTCGCAACAATAATCCTTGCTTTAGGATTCCTACCCCAAATCCACGCCAATCCAATTTGTGTTAAATGGATTGTCTTACCGTGCTGTGGCGGTATTGCAACGGTGACACGCTTTGTCTTACCGCTTTGTAAATTCTCAACAATGTCACACAACATTTTAGAATGACCGACAGCCTGATATTCGCTCTTATCAACATCATCTGGGTCTTCAGCATCTGGCATCATTATTTTACA